TATTCATTCTGTTCACCGCCATGAATTGGATTATTATTTGCATCAGTATAAAACTTAGGAATACCAAAAGTATCTGATAGATCTTTTTGACTTGTTAACAAGTATACTTTGCCAGCGTTTGCTTTTAATGTGCCAGGTGCTGTGCCTGTTGCCGCTCCGTTTTGTTTGTTTTGTGCCGAAGCAACTACAATTAACGGAACTGTGCCGGCCGCCGCTGGGGTATAGAAACTTTCATCTATAACTGTTACGCTTACGCCAGGTGAACTAAGTTGAGCCATTTTTTAATCTCCATGAGTACATGTTCTTCAATGTATTTAGTGGATTTTGGATTTTTATCCTTGTTAATAGCCGGAAAAAGGTTTCAAAAAGGTGTAAATAAAGTATGAGACCATTATGCACTTGCGGAACCAAACCAGCTGCCGTAAACTATAAAAAAAATGGACGCACTTATTATAGAAGCCAGTGCGAATCGTGCATTAACGGAAAGGGCATAGCAAGATGGTATCGCTCAGGATACCGTATTAAAAATACTTGCGATAAATGCGGATTTAAAAGTCCGCACACAGAAGTGTTTGCAGTGTTTCATGTGGACGGTAATTTAGATAACTGCCGGCCACTCAATCTCAAGACGGTATGTGCAAATTGTCAGCGTGTTTTGCATAAGGCAGGGGAGAAGTGGCGCCAAGGTGATCTTGTACCAGATCTTTAACATGGGAAAATAAATCGTCTATACTACCGTTATTGTCCATGACAGCGTCAAATTTAGTGCCAACCCACGCAGTTTCGCTGGCATGAATACCTAGTTTTTCCAGTTTGTGTTTGCTGGTTGACCAAGAAAAATTCCCAGTTTCGCCCTTGTTAGCATTGACTGCATCATCGTACCAGTCAGGTTCTGGGCCACGATGAACTCTAATTACAATGCCACCTGCGTCTTTAATTGATTTAATTTCGTTAGGAAAACGACAATCACTAATAACCACATCGTCTTTACTATTGCGTAGCTTATTTTCTAAGCTGGCAATCCAAATATCATCATGGAAACTTTTGCGGCATACTTCAGTACCCCAGTATTGAAGTACCCAACGTGGTGTAAGATTAGGCATGTTCAAACGTTCACTCCACCAAGGATCTACTTGTTCGCGCCATTCGCGGGCATTTTTAGTACGGCCTTCTAACATAGTTCGGTCCCAACCAAACACATGTGCTACTGCATCTTTAAGACTGTTTGCAAAAGATTCTCGTCGAAAACCATGAAAGTTAGTAAGATAATCGGCAATAGTATCTTTGCCAGAACCAATAAAACCGCAAACGCCTATGATCATAGAGCCCCCTAAAGTAACTCTAGTATATAACAGTTTTATTACAAGGTCAAGATATTTTTTAACCGATAACAAACGTATAGCCAGTTCCACCAGCAACATACGTTTCAAGTTCTTTGTCTAACTCTTTGAGTTCAGCAGTTCCGGCGCTGATTAAATCTTTGCCGTTTAACTGGATACCGCCAGAACCTGGACCAGCAATAGTGCCAAACTTAGAGCGAGCTTCGCCCAGCATGATTTTACAGTTGGCAAGCGAGTAGTCTTTTAACCATTGTTTGGCATAGATGTCTTGGAGCAAAATCCAGTCAGGACGGAAATTTTGACTCTTGATTAAAATCTGCTCGCCTTGGGCAAACGGACGCTGGAGAATATTTAAAATATGACTAGTTGCTTTCCAGTTAAATTCAATAAATGCACCAAACATGCGGCCTGCTAGCTTTTGATAACCTGCAAATAACTCATACGTTGCAAGTCCGCCCATGGAAGATCCGGTCATTAGATAGGTGTTGGTGTAGGCTAAATTAAACGGTTCAAACAATGTGCCGCCAGCGCCCATGCCAGTACGGGAACCAATGGCCCTGCGAAATACGCTTTGTACGCTGATAATTTCGTCAGGTAGACGATATTCGTTTACATCTTGTTCTAATTCTAAAAAACTATAACTCTCTTCAACAGCATTTGGACTACGTTGTCGGTATCGATTCATTGCACGATCCAGCGCAGTTTCGTAGTGGATAGGATCCAGTTCTACTTCGATCATTCCATCACCCAGCATGGCGCGAACGTAATCAAATACTTTGTTTCGCTCTATTACAGAGGATGATGTGTTGGTTGGGGCTTTATCGTCCATTTTAGTTCTCCACTCATATTTATCTAACGATACGCTAACGATAAATATCATATGCCAAGACTCTCCCTATATAAACCCGAACGTGGGCAAGATTTCAAGTTCATGGACCGACAAATTTCTGAGATGTTTCAGGTTGGCGGAACTGACGTGTACTTGCACAAATACATGGGTCCAAAATTAAACGCAAACGGTACCGCTGATCAGCCTGTTATTGATTCTTATAATGTGGCAAATATCCAAGATTTGTTATTCTTAGAAAATCGTGATAGGAAGTATGACGAAGAGATTTATCGTATTAGAGGTTGGTACAATGTTGCAAATATTGACTTTAACCTAAGCCAGTTTGGATTCTTTATTGATAACGATTCTATCTTCATGACCGTGCATATCAACGATTTTATCAAGTTCATTGGGCGTAAACCCATCAGCGGAGATGTGTTTGAATTACCGCATCTACGTGATGAATTTGCCCTAAACGATTTTGATATTAGTTTACCTCGCTACTATGTTATTGAAGATGTGGGCCGTGCAAGCGAAGGATTTAGCGCAACTTGGTATCCGCATTTATACAGATTAAAATGCAAAAAGATTGTGGATAGTCAACAATTTGCTGATATACTTAACAAGCCGGCAACAGATGCTAACGGTGATCCAAGCGGTATGACTTTACGAGAATTGTTAAGTACACATTCTAAAGAATTAGAAATTAATGATCAAATAGTTGCTCAAGCGGAAGCCGATGCTCCTAAGAGCGGTTATGAGACCAGACAGTTTTATACACTTGCTGTTAATGAAACTGGTACTCCTGTACTAGCAACTGCGGATATTGGTAATATTGATGCCAGTAATGCATCTAATATACGTGCGGGTTCAGAAAACGGTATTCCTGAACGTACAGGTTATACCGGCTATCTAGTCGGCGACGGATTTCCGGTCAATGGTTTAGATTTTGGATTTGGAATACAATTTCCGGCTACGGCCATGACAGACGATTTTTTCCTACGTACTGACTTTTTACCTAACAGATTGTTTAGATTTGATGGTTTACGATGGGTTAAAGTTGAAGATGCTGTTCGAATGAATATGACAAACAATGATACAAGAAATACACAAAAGACTGGCTTTATTAATAACTCTAGTTTTATGTATACTGATAAAGTAATCGAAGATGCTGTTAATTTAGTTAAAGGTGCAAGTGTAATTAATACCACAATTGATTTTACAATAACAGCTCCGTATGTTGTATTAAAAATAGACACATATACAATGGAGTATGCCGTTGCAGATTATCCAACTTTAATTTCATCGTATAGTTATACCAGTCCAGCCGGCGCGGTTTCTAACAAGATTAGAATTACATTGCCTATTGTTGGAACAGTACAACAAACTATTCCATATGATGGCGTTTGGACTACAACATTATATAATGTAAGAATGGCACAAAAACAAAGCCTTAGTAAGGCTCTTAGACCAAGGGCGGATTTATAATGCAGTTTTTTTATGACGGACAAATACGTCGATATATTACGCAGACTATTAGAGTTTTTAGTAACTTTGTAGTCAAATATGGCGATGGAACACTAGTAAGAATACCGGTATTGTACGGAGATGCTGATAGGCAAGCGGCCAGTATTATCAGACAAAACAGCGAAAATAAAATTAACAGCACACCCCGTATTGCTGTTTATGTTTCTGAACTTAGTTTAGATAGAGACAGATTAAGCGATAGTAGCTATGTTGGTAAAATGCATTTTAGAGAAAGAGATACATTTGTTGATCCAACAACGGGTAAAGAAACATACGGCCAGGGTCAGGGAAGAAATTACACAGTTGAACGATTGATGCCAACTCCTTTTAAATTGAAATTAAAAGTAGATATATGGGCCGCTAATACCGATCAAAAATTACAAATTCTTGAACAGATTTTAGTATTATTCAATCCAAGTTTAGAATTACAAACCACTGACAACTATATCGACTGGACTAGTTTAACAGTATTAAATTTAAATGATATTAAATGGAGTAGTAGACAAGTTCCAATAGGTAATGATAGTCCAATTGACATTGCTAGCTTAGGATTAGATACTCCTATCTGGATTAGTCCTCCAGCTAAAGTTAAACATCTTGGAGTTATTACAAAGATTATTACAAGTTTCTATCAAGATTCTGATACAAGTCCAACTGGCTATATTGAAGGATTAGGCGAAGATTTGGCAACGCCTACAACTACATTATCAACTGTATTAACAACAATGACTACAACAATAAGTCAGTACAGCATACAAGTTTACAATAAACAAGCCATGTTGTTAGGTGCAACAGAAAGTGTAACTCCTCCGGAACCAACATTAGAAATTCCAATAAAACGCGGCTCAAAAATCAACTGGAGAGAATTATTTGATCAATATCCCGGTAAGTATGTTGCAGGTTCCAGTAGATTATATTTGATACAACCCAGCGGATCGTCAGTTGTTGGTACTGTTGCTATAAATCCTTTAGATGAAAGTATTTTAACAGTTGACTGGGATGCCGACACGTTGGTTACTAATACTGGCATAGACAGTGTTGGCCGATTAGACTTTGAAGGCACTGCCGCAGACAGTCCAGGATACAATGCTGGTACTAGCAATAGACCCAACAGTCCTGGTACATTTGATGCTATTGTTAATCCATTGACATTTAATCCTGGCTCAGTGGCCGCTGGAACACGCTATTTGATCATTGAAGATATTGGAAACATAATTAACACTGACGGTGCAGATGCTTGGAAAAGTACTGCTGGCGCGGATTTAATTGCCAATGCCAACGATATTATAGAATGGACTGGCACACAATGGCGGGTAATATTTGACAGCGTTCACAAAGCCGATGTGATGATATGGCAAACGAATATATACACTGGAGTTCAATACTTGTGGAACGGAGTTTCCTGGGTCAAGAGCTTTGAAGGTGAATATAGGGCTGGCCAATGGAAAATAGAACTTTAACAG